TGCCCACAGAACACCCAGACCGGCAAAAAAGAAAAACAAATACATGGTCACATCCTCGAAAGAACCATCGGTCGAACGACACTTTGAGCCATTTTACCCAAACGCTTGCGTTCTGTCTTCTCCAATTTGGCAACAACCTCGGGTTCGTCTTTCAACAGGTCTTCCATGGCATCCTGAACAACCATCCCCATGATCTTGCCGACCATCGGGCCTTCAACTTCACCCCCCACCTTGCTCAGAACGGCATCCAAGCGGTTTTCCACAAGGTACTGACTCAAGGTATCGAATGCCGCTTGAAGTTCGTCAGAGACGATCTCAGGCTGTCGGGCCTTGCGGGGTTCCTTCTGTTTTTCAGAGAACTGTTCGTTTTTGTTCTTCAGAATCACCCGACTCATACCAATGAACCCGGGTTCAACCGGCTTGATGATGACACCTTCCATGATGTTTCCATCGATGTCAGGAAGACCGAGTTCCCCGGGAATGGTGGTCAGGCCATCGTTCGGGTACGAAAGGCATTCATCCAAGGTACCGCTGAAAAGCGTTTTCGCACGGAAGAACCCAGACACGTCAAACACCGTACTTGCGGTCAACGTGTTGACCAACTCACCATCAACCATCAGGTCGAAGGCATAGAAGTGAAGGTCTGGGGAATAGAACACACCCTTCTGAACGCACGGGGCAATGTTGTTCACTCCAACTTCCGGATGTGGGTAACTACCCCCGAAGAGTTCCCCAAAGATGCGAACCTCTTTGCACCCGTTGACGTGGTTCAGGGATTTGAATGCGGCTTCCGCACGGCTGGCAAGGGTTGCCGAAATCAGGGACAACTTGTAGAAGTCCTTTGTGTCTTCGATCACCTGAGACCGGGAAGCGAACGTCACACCGGTTTCATTCACCATGATCTGAAGGTTGGCACCGTGAACCTTTTCCTGAACTGCCCACCGCATAGACGGGGGAACGTGTTCACGAATCTTGCTCAGAAACTTGTCACGATAGCTGTTTTCAATGCTACTGTATTTCACGAATTCCATATTCAACTCCACAACGGATTGTAGTTCACCATCAATTCTTCGACCGCTTGTAGCCGATCTTTAACATTCTCACGGAAGACTTGCTTCTGTCCATCCCACGTTGCCACCATGATGGCAATTCGCTTGACCGGCATTCTGTAGACTTCCATGAACATCATAGCATAGATGGTCCCTTGAAGGAAATACCCTTCGATCCATTCTCTCAACTTCTCTCTACGGGAGTTCTTGAAGTCAATGATGGTGAGTTCACCTTCATACACGGCAATACAGTCAGACCGGCCAGCGACCTTCAGATAGTCGGACCACATGGGTATCTCGATACCCCGGACAACATCGATCTTGTCAAGTTCTGGCCTGATCTTGTTGAACATCCGTTTAATTGCGGGGTCCAGACGACCAACTTCTTTCCCTAAAAGGTAATTCTCACAGGCTTTGTGTAGCTTCTCACCGGCCACGGTAGACGTTCTGGTGATGCGGTCAGCCTCACGGGCACCCACACGGGCACGCCATTCATCAAGCTCGGGTTTCGGCTTGGCACCAAGAACGGTGGTGACAGATGGGTATTGATTCCCGGCCGGGGTGATGTACGTCCGGCCGGTTGGTGAATCAATCTGTGTCAGGTCATGATATGGAACAAGATCAAGGGTAGGCATGCTAAAGGGTTGTCAGATCGACTCTCCGTGAATCGGATGGCAGCTTGCATCCACTGATACAGGACCGTTCGATGCCTTCAAGTCGGCAGACGATTTGGGTTGCCAGTTCGCACACGTATGCACACTTGGCAGATGGTGCCACTTGAATGACATCAATGTACCGGTCATCCAAGTAGACGGAATACTCATGGTAGTTACTTGACATTGCCTTTCTTTCCTTTCAGTCTGAATTCAAAGTCAGTACCCCAAAAGGGTTTCTTGCGTTGTGTCTCGATTGCCTGTAGGGCATCTGACTCTGTAGCGTATTTACCCCACGTTGACCAGTCACCTTTTCTCCACAGCCAGTTATCGGGCTTCCCAGTGTACCGATATTGGACCGTTACGGGCTTCTTCTTGCGCTTGTGGCCCTTTTTCTGACGTTCTGGTACATCGACCTTCCCATGTCGGAAGTCTTTCCTATCGATGGCAGATTGGTTCCAGTCGCTATCTTTACTCATGGTTCCTGTCGAACATGGACGGTTGTGATGACACCAATGAATTCCCCATTGCGTTCACACCAGTCATGGAGAACCTTTTCGACTTTGTAGGCCATGTCATCAAGGAAGACAGTTTCCCCCACCCGGGGGATCGGTGGAACCACCGGGACATCACCCATATGGTTCGTACTGAAGCTGAATTCCTTGACAACGATACAGCGGCCAAGGTCATAGAAGTTGATGTCGTTGGCGTTGATCATCCACCGAATCCACGGTGACAGAACTTGCGGCAACCACCACCGGTTTTACACTCGGTGGTGCATGCGAGTCTGATAACAAGGATGGCAGCGGCCAACCCAAATCCACCCCAGAACAGGGTAAATGCATCAACGATGACTGGTACTCCAAAAATAGTCATGATCTACTCTCACTCAGTTGAAAATTGGTACGGGTGGTGAGATTCGAACTCACAACTCTCAAGGTTTGAACCTGAGTGCGTTACCTATTAGCCACACCCGCATTTTTACCCTTCCAATTATGTGTCGTTGAATGACAATTGCAGCACAATAACTGAAGATTGTCATATTCGTTGTTTGTACGATCACCGTCCACATGATGAACCTCAAGGGTAATTGGTTCATCCATCCATTCACTCAGGCCACACATTTCACATTTATGTCCACGATCACGAATGAGATGTGGTTTCAGTGTTGTGCCCTTTGTGTACTCGGACCAATCCTTGGTCTGTTGATCCTTCGACCAACCTTGACCGGTCCAGTGTTCCGTATCCACCCCCAATCGTTGGAGATGCTTCTTCATGGTGTGGTAATTACCACCCCGGGGTGCAAGACCAAGGGCCTTCAACAACCCGGCAATTGATTTCACATTTTTCGCCTCACGGATGATGTCTGCATCCACATAGTTTCGATACTGTCTTGGCATACTGTACTCCCATAATTTGGTTTCCAGTATTTATACAGAATGGAAAACATGCTAATGTTTCAATTCTTCGTTACGTCTCTGAACTTGTCCAGTTCCGCTTTGAACTTTGCGAACCCTTCCCAGAAGAGTTCCACCATTTTATTGTAGCGGTTCAGTCCTGTCAACCCCCGAAGTTGACCATCGATTCTCCATTGAATCTGACGGGCCTTCAGTTGGTCTTCCTCGGGTAGTTTCCCGATCTCTCGATCAAGGATTTCCAACCGCTTGGCTTGGAACGCTTCTTCGTCCCCGGCCACTTCCAGAAGTTCATCGTAGATGTCTTGCATGCTCATGATAGTTGGTAGGGAAGGTGGGGTTCGAACCCACAAACTCGGGGGTTTAGGCCCCAAAGGTATGCCAATTCCCGTCACTCCCCCTCGATTGCAAACCCGGTCATGATCGACAGGGGTCCGATGATGATGGACAACGCTTTCAGGCCGGTCTCACTTCGAAGAATCCCGGCATGAAGTATGTATATACGTTCGTACTTGCTGTCCTGTTCTTTTGTTGACCACGATCCTGATTTGGAAATCAGAACCTTGATCAACAGCTTGCCGATCCAGAAAGATTTCTTCCACCCGTTCCATTGCCATTTCATCGGTAGTAGGTCTCTTTCCACGGATAGTTTTTCACTTGCCGAAACACCTTTCTCTTCGGTGGTGGCTTGGCAACCCCAATCCAGATCAGGAAACGGCCAAGCATTGATGTTTCCATGATAACCATGATGTACTTCTCCTTGCTTCAGTCTCTAACCTTGATCGTGTTCCCGGGACTGATCTTCTGAATGTTCCGTAGAACTTCATTGAAGCCACTTGGGGGCTTCTGTCGTCCAAGACGGATCGGATCGGCCAGACTTGGGGCCGTGTTTCCCATATACGGCTTCACGGCCACTTCGCCACATTTCGGACACGGTTCAATGGTTGGTTTGTTGCGGTCCACCATCTTCAAATTCTTTTCGAAGATGTGTTCACATTTGTGGCACTTATAGTCGTAAAGCATTATTTTCCCCATCTTGCTTCATGACCCAAGATGCTCATTTCTTTGGCACGCTCGGGGGTCATGTGTTCTTTATGATGATCTGACTCGGACATCACTTCCAAATTTTCTGGCACGTTATTTGCCTTGTTCCCATCCCGGTGATGGACATGTTCGTCCACTCGAAGCGGCCGTCCAAGTTGTTGTTCCATAATGTATCTATGCTGGTAATAGTGAACACCATTGATACGTTTCTCCATGTACCCGGAAACCTTGTTCAATTGCCACTCACCGGTCTCACGGGGGTGATTGTCCCGCATCCGGCACTTCACGCATTGTTTGGCCCGGGTATCTTTCAACCCGGAACACGTTGGGCAATTGTCTTTAGCCATCTTTTCCCCTATCTCTCAGTTCTGGTACCACAACGGCCAGCGACCCACGGTACGAAACATATTCTGCAACGTACCACTGGATCGATACACAGTAATCGTTCTGGACTTCGGCCCACTGTTCAAGGTCTGACTTGTTGACCCTTCCGGTACGTGCCCGGTAGTTCATGTCATCGGCCGTCAAACCCTTGAACCGTTCGATCACTCTGGCTTTTTGTGTGTTGTCCACTATTTACCCTTTCTCTCAGATCGGATGTATCCGCTACACCTTTCCGGGAATTCTATCCCAACCAACGGGGCCTTGTCAACCGAATTCGGGGTGACCTTCACGAACTCATATCCAACCACCAGCTTCAGCCGGTCTTGTTCAGCGAACCAGTCTTGTGCAAGCTGGTTACCGGTGGGGCCATCGGACTTGTGAAGTTCGTCCAACATGGCGTTGAAGGTTTCGTCATGGTCATGATACCGGTCCAGTGCTTCTCGGACGGCATCGAACTTCGGATCAGCGGCCCGTTCTTCCATGGTGGTTTGTGCCGGTTTTTCCATCATGCGCAACCGCTGTTCTTGGGCTTTCAGTTCTTCTTCACGGGTCATGCGGCACTCTCCATGCGGGCAACCTTCGGATCGTAGTTGGCTTTGGACGCACGCAGTTCAGCAAAGGGCATCTCTTCACCGTAGCGGCTCAGGACTTGACCCTTGTAGTAGTTGTAGCCTTCGTACTCGACCACGGTGTCGTCTTCGACTTTCTCGAAACCGAACCCGGCTACCACGTACCACTCTTGTGACCCGTCAGCGTAGCTCACCAACATGTAGTCACCCACGGACGTGCTACGGGCACCACCGTCTTTCAGAACCCGGGGACCGACATTGGTGACCTCGGGGTTTTTCCACCAGCCTTCTTCAATGCTGTTGGTGTAGCGGAACGCACGTTCCAGTTCTTGATTCACACCCATCATGACATTGTTGGCGAATTCTGCCACTTTGGCAAAACCGGCATCAAATGCAGAATGGAAGACTTCAACGCTGATTACAGGATTCATTCTCATACCCTCACAGTACAAAATTGGTCAGTTCGTGTTCACGAAACAGGATGTAACTACCTTCGGGTTCACCGGCCAGACGTGCTTTGATGATTGCGACACCATCAACATCCGGGTAAACCTTCAGAATTCCAACGTAGCATTCGTACATCGGAGAATATGCAGTCTTGTAGAGACTCAGCTTTTCAAGGGATTCGGACATCTTGTTTTCCTCACTCGTTTCTCAACCCACACCCATAGTATCGGTCATCTTGAGAAAAAATTCAAGTTTTTTTCAATCTTTCTTCAGTCTCGTTTGCCATCTCGGCCCACATGTCATCCGGGGACTTAGACCGGGCACGTAGACGCTTGATCAGGTCAAGACTGTTTTGCCGCTGTGACTCACGAAACTTGGCCAGCCGTTCGGGGTTCATTTTACCCTTCATTCGGTCCTCGCAAGGTTCTCACGGAACTCTTTCATTGATTTGAAACCCAAGGCACCCAACAGTTCTTTCCGGGTATTCCAGAAGCGTTGGCCTTGGACATCGATGATGTTGGAAGTACCGATGTCGGTACCCATGATCAGGCAGTAGGCATTATTTGCCGGAAGAAGAATGATGTCCATGTTGAAGTCCCCCACTCGGTAGCCGTTCATCTCTCTCACACTTCTATTATCGGCTAACCGGTGAGAAACTTCAACACTTTTTTATACCTTGCGAACTTCCTTCCAGTTCTCCAAGGTGAAGTAGGGGATTTTGCCCCGTAGGATTTGCTTCAGGAACTTCTGTTCGACATCGGAAATTCCTTCCATGACTTGAGTCAGCAGTTTGAATGCCTTCTCTTCGGAAATGTCAGTTTCCGGGTTGACAGTTGATGTGAAGCCACCGGCCCGGAACTTGTTGACAGTGCGTTCCAGTTGGGTAAAGTGGTATCCGTATGGAACCCCGTCAACCTTGAAGTTGGGCACCCGTTTTCCATACCAGCGGGATGCCCACGCACGGTTGTAGCACAGGTCGGCATAGTCAGCAAAGTGCCGGTTCGCCACGTACAGACCCATAGCGTAGTCACGGGCTTTGGCCGGTGTCAGTTTTTCGATTTCCAGAAGATGGTCAAGTAGCATTTTGGCCATTAGAATTCTCCGATTCGTTCGAGTAGTAACTTCATGCGCTTTTCTTTCAGGTACGGGTAAATCCGTTTCTTCTTCGGACGTTCCTGTTCTTGCGCATACCCTTGATGAACCCATTCAACAACACGTTGCGGAATGTAGTCCATGTCAATCAGAAGCCGATTCCGCTTGAACTTCTTGCGGGCAGTTGGGTTTTCAATCGCTTCAAGCTGATCTTCCGCTTGGTCCACTGAATCGATGAACTTCTGAAACACTGGTTTCTGTCGCTTATCGTCACACAGAAACACGTCATCATCAGACAGGATGTTTGGAATGCCATCCCCATCGTCCCCACGCATGATGTGCATGGTTAGGCTGTAGTCCTTTGACTTTGGGGTGATCAGCTTCTTGACGGCCGGGGAATACTGTTGAATCCGCTTGCCGTGCTTCAGTTGAAGCTGAACCATGTCCTTGTCCGATGATACGATCATCACATCTTCATCAGTCTCACGGGCCAACACCGCAATGATGTCATCCGCTTCGACTCTGGCGATTTCGATGATCATGTACGGGAAGTTTTCTCGCAGTTCATCTCTGATCTGATCGAACAGGTCAAACAACCTGTTCCAATCGATGTTCGATTCGCTACGATGCTTCTTCCTGTTTTGCTTGTAGTTCGGAAAGACTTGCTTTCTCCAATAGTTGGAACTATCGGCACACAAGATCGGTTCTCCGAACTTACGGAACCGGTTCTTGTAGTTCAGGATTTGGGAAATGGCCACATGACGGACAAGGTTGTCATTCAATTCCCAGTCTTGTCCGTCCGGGGTCTTCTTCCCGGTCACCAGTAGGTCAACAATCGCAGTGATGACCACCGATGACAGGTCAAGTAACAGCATGGGAACCCCCTATGGCTTGCCACCCTGAAGAATGCTCAGGTACATGTGATGCATGCGCATCTGGAACCGGCAGTCGTCCACGGCATCGTGTTGGTTGCCATCGAAGTCAGCATACATCATGTCAGACTGTCGCTTGGCTTCGTCCGGGTTGATGGTAAAGGCAGCGTACTTCAACGTTGCAAGGTCCTCGATTCGATTGTACCGGGTTGAAGACGTGAACGGTGCGGCCCCAAACTTCTCCATGAAGTGATCCAGCTTGACGGCATCGAACAGAAGGTGGTTGGTCCAGATTCGGAACTCACCTTGTTCGGACAACCACCGGCTGAACTCACCAGCGACTTCGGCCGGGTAGTTCTCGGAAGCGAACAGGTACTTCTCACGTTCTTCCGATACACGGCCTTCCTTGATTTCCTTCTCCCAGAAATCCATTGTCGATTGGGTAACTGTGCACCCGGCTTCTTCTTGGGCATCGATGTTGATTGACCGGTCGAATGTTGCCCACTCGGTAAAGTCATCCGAGTACAAGACTGCCCCGATCTGGATGATGATAGCATCACGATCCAGACCAAGGGTCTCGATGTCTACCTGAAGATTGTTCATCAGACCAGACTCCCACCCGCACGTGCACGCTTCACGTCACGCTTCAGTTGTTGGTAGAACTTGCGATGACACATACCCAGAACACGCTGTTCACGGTCCACTTGGACGATGACAGGGCTTGGCTTGCCGTCCGGCAGCGGTGGCGTCATCACAACGTGGATACCCGGGGCATCAGGGATGCGGGTACCCGGGGGATAGTAGAAGTTCCGGGGCTTGTGTTCGATGGTGTCATAGACCGGTGTGGCCATGCGGGCATCGGGAAGGATTGAACGAATGTGCTTGCGCAGACGTTTTGCTTGCTTGTTGTTCATGCTGAAGATTCCTCACGCATACGTTGGGGTTGTCGGGGGTACGGGATTTTTCGGACGCTTCTCCCACACTCTCGGGTTTGTTCCTTTAGGACCATAGCCTACTTTCCGGGCATAAGCAACCCTTTTCGAACACAGGGAAACGAATTGCTTGGCACGTTCGTCCAACGTCATGGCAGCCGAATACGCTTTGTATTCGTCATAGCAGTAGTTGAACTCAGCGGTCACATAGGCATGTTTTTGTTCAGAAGACTCGAAGTAGATTTTCGCTTCTTGCTTATCATCCTTCGGGTTTGGCTTCAGGGTGATCGAATAGACCACATCCTTGACAGATTTCAAAAGGGCCACGTCTTACTCCACGGGTCATATTGAAAGAAATTGGCACCCCCAGTAGGATTCGAACCCACATTCACAGGATTAGAAGTCCCGTTACCGTCCAATCGGTGGGGGCAATGATATTTATTCGGCTTCTTGGAGTTCCATGATTTTTTCATGGATCGCATCGGCCATCTCTTCCAGACCGATCACGGTAACGTAATCGATGTTGTCGATATGGAAGTAGTGGGTACCGTCTTCGTTGCCGAGTTTGAATGTGGCAAGGTTCTTGACCCCATGGTTTTCCAACGGCTCGACAATCGACTGAATGTATTCGGCCATCTTTTCGGCCAGAAGTTCATCGGTGAACTGGTCACCAAGTTGCGCACGGCCTTGTTCTTGTCCTTCGGCCCACGCATCTTCAAACGATTGCTCACGGCCTTTGACGACCTTACCAGATTTCATGGTTACGATAATTTGCATGTTCAATCTCTCATGTAAATGTGTTCAACGTTACCCGGGTTGATCCAGATTTTTCTGATCTCGGACCCAGACTCATTCACCGGAACATCAATGGCAATAGATTTGGCATCTCGAAAGTTCGTGAGACCTTCAGCCATGCGATTGATCTGTTCTTCGGTGTAATCAACTGACCGGTGTGTAGCACCGGACACCATAACAATAATGATCTTCATGATCTGTTCCTGAATTTCTCCATGGCCTCGAAATCATCATCGTAGTCTTCATCCAGATTGATGTCACGAAGACGTTGCTTTTGGCTGGCACGCTTGGCCTTGTTCTCTTTCAGCCTACGCTTCTTGCTTTCAGCATCGAAACGATCATGGTTGAATTCAGAAAAGGATTTAACAGACATTGGTTGGTACCTTTATTGCTTGTAAGGATCAGAATAGCATGATGTGGACGATGTGTCAACGGGTGTAAACTTTGAAACCACCGGTTGAACGCATCAGTTTGAATCCCTTTGACTCAAGGAATGGGATACGCTGGAAGCCACGGGATGTCTGAACCCCGAAGCAACAGAACTCTCTGATCAAGTCATCTGACAGGTCATCGATAGTGACCGATGCGGTTGCTTCATCTTGTTCCATGAAGTGTCGCTTGAAGAAATTGGTAACCGTCTTCTCTCCACGGGCAAGGGCATTCTTCACACTGTCGAAGATGTCCTTGTTCCGGGTAATGTGGAATTCCTTGGCATCTCCCTTGTATCGCTTGATGTCCTGAAGAATTCCGGACTCAACATGCTCGGGTACCACGTTCAAGACGTATGCCGAGAACACAATATCGAACTTCAGGGAGTGGGGGACGTTTTTCGGCTTCTGACTCGATACACCTTCCCATCCGTCAGAAGTCTTTCCGTTGTATGGGTCGAATGCGAAGACGTTGCATCCTTGTTCACGTAGCCAGTTGGCATTGCGGCCGTACTTACCGGCACCGTAGTCCAGAATCGTGTCACCCTGTTTGATGACACCTTTTTTGAACAGGTCTCGGATCGGTGGTGCAACATCACCAGCGATAGACGTACCACCAGTCTCAAGGGGTTCACCGGTATAGAAACGGGTGCACCCGGACGAATTGGATTCTGTGATGAATTCTGAAAAGGATTTCATGTCTTTGTTCTGATAGAAAAAAAATGGGATCAGCTAAAAGGTATTTAGCCGATCCCCAATTCTCACACAATTGTGGGTTGATGTGAGGATTTACAAACTGAGGATGAAGGCAAGGGCCAACGATCCAATGATCACGATTGCGAAGAACTTGCTTGCGGCCAACACGGCTTTCGGCATGGTGTAGTCTTCCGGGACTTCAATCCGGGGATGACTCAGTGCTTCTACTTCAAGTTGCTTGTCGTGGTCCATTCTATGCCTCGCTTTTCGATTTCAGCTTCAAGTTGTTCGATGTATTGCTGGTACCAGTCGTGATAGAACTCACCGTTGTCACGCATGATACACGCAATGTGGTATTCGTTGCACAGTGTCAGGTCAGACAGTTTCGGTATCTTCCGGGGAAGAACGTTCCGGAAACTGTATGGCAATTTCTTGAACACCTTTCGGTCTCTCTCGACTTCTACCAATACCACATTGGGTCCGGCAATGTCAAGGGCAGCCTTTTCCGTTTTGTTGCCGGTGACACTGAAGTAGTCGTTCAGACAGTTCATCGACACATCAAACAGTTCAGCGGCCATCTTCTTGGTATCAGTTCGGACGATTGCCCTACGCTGATCACCATCGTACATGATGTGACCACCCCAGTCTTTCATCTCACGTGGCATAGTTCTTCCACCCTTCCTTCAGTTCAGACCGGTGTATCAGTGGTGCCACGTTCCGGAAGAAATCGAACGCTTGTTGGGTCCGACCCCGGTTAATCTCAGGGGTCCGGTTCGTGAGAATGCGAACATTGTACTCGAACCGGTTACCGATGGTAATTCGGTGCGGTTCGACCATCAAGATGATGGTCTCCCCGTCTATGTTGGTTTCGTGAAACCGGTCCATCACTTTTCAGTACCTTGATGACACTCTTCAGTTCGGCAATCAAACGTTTCTTGTGTTCGATGTTGCCACTCTTTCGGGCATGTTTGATCTGTTTCCGAAGCCTTCTGATCTTGTCTTTGAAGGCTTCGTCCAGACCTTTGAAACGGGTCTTTTTGCTCATGCTATCCGACCGAAGGCACGGCCCCAACGCATGGCACCGGCCCACTGGTTGGTCGGGATAGACCCGATGATTGCGTCTTCAATCGGCTTCAGTTCCTTGGCCATCTCACGTGAGAGTGCCGAAGACCACTTGCCGGATTCGTCATACGCTGGCAGATCGAAGTCAGCGGTGACCGGCCAGCATTGGTGGACACCCTTCGGTGACACGATGAAGACCACCATTCTCCACACGTAGGCAGCCTTGCCAGTAACCGGGTTGGTTTCATCAACCTTCGGTTTGGTTGCCCGGATCGAACCGTCATTCTTGACGATCAGATCAACGATGGCTTTTTGCTCGGCATCCATCCACTCTTTGGAAAGATTCAAGACTTCAGAAACGGTTTTCGGCATTGCCATTTTCAAGTTCCTCACTCAGTTGTCTCAACCCACAACCATAGTATCGGTCATGTTTCGGAAAACTTCAACCCCTTTTTGAAATTATTTTCCGCAACATGCGCAACGGGTAGATTCCTTCGTCCGAACTTCAGCGTCCGGGTACTGTGCACGCATGTTGTGCCGGTAGCCGATGGCACACACGGCCAGACGGGACCCGACCACTTGACCGGAGTAGTCGTACTCATTGATCCGCTGGATCAGGGCATACTTGCCGGACCCGGGCCGGGACGATGACGGGATCAGTTGACCCCGGTCAACCATCAGTTGAACATGGTGGCTATCAGCCAGAATGGTTTCGTTGTTCATGCCGCACCCCCGTGCCACATCAGGTATTTGTCAGGGTTTCCAACCAGTTCGTCATCGAACGTGGCATGGTTGATTGCGTTTTCCAGCGACAGCAACAGATTCTTGCGGTCTGCCCGGGTCAGCGGGAAGCTGGCACCGATACGCTGTTTGGTCAGGTAGCGGCTTTCACGTTCGGTCATGGACATGTCAGAAGTTAGGTCCATTCCGGCAGACTTCATGATCTCGACTTCTTCAAGTGCCTGTCCACGGCTCAGTACACCGTTGCGCACCACGAAGGTAACGAAGAGACGGAAAGCCTGTTCGGTAAAAGCGGCCTTGGTCATATAGACGGGGTAACTCATGTCAACCTCACTTAGTTCTCAACCCACGTCCATAGTATCGACCATGGGCGAGAAAACTTCAAGTCTTTTTTTCAACTGATTACTTTACTTCTCGACCGGCCATCTCCAACAACAACCCGGCTTGGTGAAGGTCCAGTTCGGAAGTGCCTTCATCCAAACCAAAGTAGAAGATCGTCAGGGCTTTGAACCCGTGTTCAATCTGTTCGGCCGTTGCGGTCTTTGCCAAGGCGAAGAACTCAGACACGTGAACCTTGAACTCCACAAAGGTACACGTGCCGAATGTGTTTTGGTGATTGTGTCCTGAATCGATCATGCCGGTGCCCAGACTGTTGTCCCCCAGATGGTTTTCTCACCTTTATACTTAGCCTTTGCCTGTTTGATGGCTTCCTCACCAGCGGCCTTTTGTTGCTCGAACGTCCGACCGGTGCGCTTCTGTACCTGTTCAACGTTTTCCACTTGATGAACAGAACCAACCTTGTACACACGTTTGCCGATGTCCACGGCTTGGTAGGTGCCCAGTGCACCGATTCCAAGCCTCACCACCGGCTTCGGCCGGGTGACATACCCATCGATAGGACTGAAGTGTTGAATCGTCTCACCGGGGTAGTGGCGCAGTCCTATGACCATTTCCGGGGTGATTGTACCGAGAAGTTTCGCTTTCATGTCGTTCACCACGTGTATTTCGATTCTTTGACAGCTTTCCGGGCCTTCAGCTTCTTGTACTCAGAAGCCGGGACGATGGTAAGTTTGCCTTTGGTCTCACGCATGCGATTGCGAAGCCACATGCGGCCGATCTTGGCGAACGTGGTAGCATTCGGTTTGCGGTAGTACCCTTTGATGATCTTTTCCGGTTCACCCATGTAGATCATCACCCACTTATAGTGTTCGGAGACGGCTTCCTTCTGATCATCATCCAACGCACGGGTGGAGTAGGGATTGGCACCCAATTTGCGGGCCATGATCTTCCACAGACGGCCGTGTCCAGACCCCGGGGTCAGTGCGTGTGCGATTTCGTGGAGAATGGTGTCTTCCACTTCAGCTTCGGAACAATGCGGTGTCAGGAATTTGGACAGAACGATCTGTTTCTTCCCATATATGCACATCCCATAGGTGCGCTTGTGATTGTTCCATGCGAAATGCCAGCGACCACCATCCTGATTGGACAGGTATTTTTCGATGTACAGTTCTGCAAGAATTCGTGCTTCACTCAGGTTCATGATTTTTCCTCACTCAGTTGTCTCAACCCACAACCATAGTATCGGTTGTCTTGGCGAAAACTTCAAGTCTTTTTTGAAATTGAGTCGTTTAATTCTCAGAATTCATCGTAGGGGGTGTTGCCGAGTTCGACAGTGACTTCGATTCCACCGTTGGTGGTTCCCTTGTACAGGGCACAATCGTACTCACCATCCCAACCTTCCATTTTCATGTACAGGTCGGTTGTGGCTTCCTTGTCAAGGGTGACAATGATCCATTTGCCGGTGCGCTCAGACATGAGCATGAATTTTTCGGGACGTGCCCGGGTGTTGAAGCGGATATAGTTGGTCTTGCCTTTGACCATATCCGAAGCGTTGAATTTGAAAGTTTCCATCATTGTCCTCAGTCGTTTTCTCAACCCACAACCGTATTATCGGTCATGGGTGAGAAAACTTCAAGGATTTTTTTGAATGGTGGCCCCGGCCGGACTCGAACCGGATTCTTCACCCTTATGAGGGGCAAGCATTACCCATATGCTACAGGGCCTTGAGTTCGGTTTCAATGGCACGCTTGCGGGCACGTAGCTTGTTGATGGCCCCGATGTCTTCATCGGTCAGAAAGTCGAAAGCGTCCTTTGAATAGTTGTACATGCCGTATCCACCCATGGCAGAACGGATACTGAACCGCTTACCCCCGGCCAATTCTCCAAGGGCCTCGGTAAGACATTCGTGGTTGCTGGCCAGTTCAGCGATTCGCTTTGCACGCTCGATTTTGTTCATAGTTCATCATCTCCAAGTATTTCCGATGCCCAGTGTAGGACACAGAAGTCATCAATGCAATTTGCATGATTGATCAGGTCTTCTTTACCCACTTCTTTCATCTTCCCAGACCAATAGGGGAAGTAATCACGGATGATTTCGGCATCTGTGATGACGTGGGTTCCATCAATGTCACAAAAAGAAAAGGTTCTCATAATTCGCTATGCAGTTCCTTGTGGCAATTCGAGCATACCACGATGCATTTGTCAAGTTCTGGTTTGACCCGTTCGAAGTTATAGGACCGCATCTTTGAGAATGAGAACTCTTTTTCATCTGGGTTGACGTGGTGGAACTCCAATGCACCGATGTACTTGTCGTAGCCACAAATCGAACAACGGGCACCACCTTTGTACTCAAGCCACTTGGCCTTGACATCTTGCATTCTCTCACGTCCGGCCTTCTTCATGCAATCCTTACACCATGCAATCTTGTTGCCTGTCTTCCCCCGATCATAGAACTCGGATAGTTCTTTGGTCTCTCCACATTTCGGACACGTCTTCATAAAAAAATACCCCGTATCTGGTTAATACAGGGTATTTATCATGTTGGTGGACCCGGAAGGATTTGAACCTTCATCAGCCGGATTAAGAGTCCGGGGTAATTGCCATTTATACGACAGGTCCAGATTTGGTACCCCGGGTAGGACTCGAACCTACACGCATCAACGTTCGTAGCGTCAACTCCGTCCATTCGGCCGGGGCATGGTTGTTTGGTGGGTCCGGGGAGACTCGAACTCCCACTGGCTAACTTAAAAGGATAGTGTGCTACCAATTACACTACGGACCCATGTGTGGGTCATAGTGTCTTGGTCAGATCAGAAGGGGATCAGACGGACACGACAGACCGCACACGCTTGGCAGCGTGTTTTCGTTTTCGCATTGTGCGTGTGCGGTCGTTCATGTCGTTCTCGAATTTGGGGGAAATTTTCAATGTCGATATAGTATATAGCAAGGTTCGTTCCGTGTCAATCAAATTCTCGGTAAAAACCGAGATCGATGAACCTTTTTCCCAAGTCTTCTTTCCTGTACCCATACTGTAGGTGTCGCTTGTTGACACTTTTCTCCGGATTTGAACACGCACTTCGGATAGCATATCCCTTTAGCCAAGCGGCCGGGTCCTTACTCGCTCGATCCACGCTGGTGAATACACCCCACGGGGTGACCCACTTACCGGAATATGAATGGTGGTTTTCCCCAGATGTCTTCTCAGAGAACTCTGGACCATGCTTGGTTCCGTACCGGGGGTGATCGGCACCCGTCTTACCAAACATGGCATTATTCTCACCGCTGGATGCTTCTGAAAGTTTGGCCCGTACATCAGGACGCTTTGCAATATTGCCGTCCCCTGTCATCCGGGCACTTGCTTCTTCTCTCCACGCATCGTTTTTGGTCGTTACGGTGTACTCGACCCCATAAATCTTCTCAGATTCGGTTACAAAGAACTTGCCCCCGATGTTGGTGTTGTAGTATTCATCCGTGTGTAGGACACCACGTTCCCATTGCTCACGTTGTTCATGGAACGACATTTCTTTGGCATAGATGCACAAGCGTAGGATTGTGCGTTTGAAATTTTCTTCACCGAGTTCTTTGACATCGGCCTTCACTTCATCAGATGAACCAAAGTATTTCTTCCAGTCGCTTTCCTTTTTCTGTCGTCTACCTGTCTTGCGATTTTTTCTACGTTGCCAGAACGACTTCTTACCAACGTACTTTCGTCCATTGGTAAGATTTTCGATCAGATAAACGAACCCTTCGTACTTCTTGATGTCTTCGGAGAATTCTTCCCCCTCATATAGCCACATGGACATACCCCCATTGAATAGTTCATGGGGTATTTAGTGGCCGATCAGAAGGACCTGTAGAACTCGTTGTACAGGTCATCACCCAACAGAGCACGGGCAGCGGTCTTCAGCTTGGTCCACAACTTGAACCGCTTCTCGTTCATTTCGTTGGACAGGTAGCCAACCAGTTCCATGTTGTAGGCCACATTGACGAAGCCTTCACGGATGTCGCTGATTTCACAACCCAGTTCGGTCAGAAGGTCACATCCAAGGATATAGGCCCCAGTATGATCGTTGTTCTCGGTGCATTCACGGATCACAGCGATTTTGGCTTTCCAGTTGGTCATTTCAAAGTTCCTCACTCAGTTGTCTCGACCCACAACCATAGTATCGGACATCTTGGCGAAAACTTCAAGTCTTTTTTGAAACTAAGTCACCATTTTCCTAAAGGACACTCGGTCCCGGGTATTCTGGCCTTGGCTTCCATGTAGCATCCACAGACCGAACACCGCTTCTGAAGGTTGTGTGCGGAGATTAGCTTGTCACATTCTCCGCAAATCTTCAAGCGTTCGTTTGTCCGTTCCGACCAGCTTTGTTTCTTGGGCATCGGCTTATCCGGTGCCCGGTTACACCCACAACCCATCAGTCGTCCCCCATGATTAACTGACCAAGGTGGTCAATCTGGTGAAACCGCACGTCAAGCGTTTCATCATCGGCTTCGACCACGTATCGTGGTGAGATCATGCCGGGTTGAAGTTCCTTGAACCACGGGGAATAGGCAGTGTACAGGAATGCGTTCTCCACGTGCATCATTTCACATCGGACGATCAGAACTTCGGCCATGATAGCCATGAACAGGTCCGGATTGCTGTACAACAGATCGGCCGGAATCTCGAAGGTACCGACACGGCTGTACAGACTGGAACACGGGTTTTTTGCTTGTCTCATTTCATTCTCCAAAAAGGGGGCCGAAGCCCCCGGGTTCAGATCAGCCGCACTTGGACGAACCGCATTGCTGGCACTTGAAACACCCTTCGCTGTAGACGATCTGGTTGCTTCCACACTCTTCACAGACAGCACCGTCAACGGACTCACCTTCTTTGATGTGGTCCTGAAGGAACTTCTTGATCTGGAACAGGAACGAACCAACGGTCATTTCTTCAACCTTGTCCAGCGTCAGACAGATGTTCTTGACCAGAACCCCATGACGAAGCAACAGACCGATCACACGGGTGATCTTGGATGGGTTGTTGTCACCACCGATCTTCGATTCCACATCAGAAATGTGCTTCTCGGGGATTCCCTTATCACGTGCCAGCTTCAGCAACAGTTCCAGTGCGTTACTGGTTGATGCGGTCGCTTCGTGTGCATTGGTCTTGACGAACAGTGCCCACGGACGGTTTGTGTTTTCGTGATAGACAACGGTCAGGTACCACTTCTTCCCTTCGGCCCGAATGGTCTTCAGGCGTGCGGGTGCGTCTGCGGGCAGCTTGACATCATCAAGAATGATTTCTTCATCCTCGGGGTCAGCGTCCTTTTCTTCTTTCGCAGAGAGAACGGTGGTCATGGTACCAGAACGATATGTGGTAACACCCTTGATCCAACCAGATTTGTAGGCATCGGTGTAGATGTCCTTGAAATCTTCATAAGGATAATCGTTCGGGATGTTGATCGTCTTGGAGATGGCCGAGTCAACCCAACGGGCAAACCCTTTCATGTCTTCCAAGTGATCTTTGGCCGTCAGTTCAACGGTGGTGACTGCCCAGTCTGCTTTCGGTTCCCACATGTCACGGGCTTTCAGCCAGCGTACACCATAGTCTTCACACAGCACTTCCTTGGTCAGGCCCCGGTTCTTGTCGATCTTGTAGGTGATGCCATCGACAACACCCTTCAAGATTTCTTCATCACCTTCTTTGGCGAACTTGAAGACATCGGTTTCGAACCATTGGCCTTCGAACCATTTCGGGGTCACGTCAACCATGTGCGGGGGAACCGTGTTCACGATGACGGTACGAATGTACTCAGGCATGAAGATCGGTTCAAGGCCACCCGAAACCACGTTGGCGAAGATGCTGGTGTTGCCGGTCGGTTGGATCGACAGAAGCGAACTGTTCCGGATGCCGGTGGTGCGTAGCTTCTCCATGTAGGACTTGGGAAGACCCAGTTCCTTCACGAAAGCGTTCTCAGCGTGCTTCTCAGGTTCGCAATACTCGAACATACCCTTCTCGATAGCCAGATCGATGGATGCCTTGTAGGCTTCCTTGGCCAGCGTAGACATGATCTTTTCACGCAGTTCAGCGGCCTCGGGTGAACCGAAACGGATGCGCAGCATGAACAACAGGGAACCCCAACCAAGGATACCGATACCGATTCTGCGCTTCTTCTCCATGGCTTCGACATACTGAGGCAGAGAAGCGGACGAAACGGTGTTCACGTTGTCAAGGAAACGAACCATGGTCGGGATCATCTTCTTGAATGCGTTGTAATCGAACCATACGTTCGGGCCATCTTCCTTGATGAACTGAGTCACGTTCAGGGAACCAAGGTCACACACACCCCCCGGGGCCAGCGTTTGTTCACCACATGGGTTGGTCGTGAAGATGGTGTCACGGTAGTTCAGCGGGTTGTAGTAGTTCGCACGATCAAGGAACAGAACCCCCGGCTCGGCACGGTTGTAGGTTGATTCCATGATCAGTTCCCACAGCTTTGTTGCCGATACGGTATCGTGAACCACAATCGGGTAGCCTTTCCCAATCCACTTGGCAAGGTTGCCATCCCACTCGGTCTTGTGTGCCGGGTGAGTAGTGTCAGGGAATCGAAGTTGCCACTGATCGACCAGATCGATTTCTTCTTCGCTGGCACCTTCATCACGCATGGCATTCAGCTTCAGAATCTTGTCCATGAATTCATCAGTACAGTTCACGGAGACATTGAACTTGGACAGACGGTTGGCCGATTGCTTGGCCGTGATGAATTCGATGATGTCCGGATGCCACACATCCATGACACCCATCATGGCACCCTTGCGGATTTTGCCCTTGGCTTTCTTGTTCTTGGACTCTTTACCGGACCCGGACGTGATGATGTCAGACGAACGGTCGAACAGTTCCATGTACTTGACGGCACCCGGGGACTCGACACCGATGCCATGGATGAAACAACCACGGGGACGGATGTATGAGAAGTTGTCACCCCATCCACCTTCGGACTTCAGGGTATTGGCTTGGTATTGGAGATGGGTCAGGATACCATTCAGACTGTCAAGGTCCTGTTCGACACGGGGACCCGCAAAGCAGTTTCCAGTCAGAATGCCAGAACCCAGTGTAAATGTATGAGTTGTTGGTTCATTGCAACAATAGACAGGTTCAGTCTTTCCAGTTGGTTCAACAGACACACATTTGATAGTAGTTCTATTTCGTGATACCGGGGAATTTGCCATCTTTTCACGGTGGCTGTTTTTCAAAACAAGACGTGAATCTTGTTGGAAATACTTTTTGGAAAACGTCAATTTCCACAGTTCAGCTTTTTTTCCATCGAATGATGAGTTCTCACGTTCCAATTTTAAGGAAACAACAGGAAGACCACACATATTGGAAATGATACGAATCTGGTTGGCATATTCGTAATTTGATGTATGCAGAACCACCGAACCACGAGAATCAATACAACCGTCAGCGGCTATACATCCAGCAATAAACCCACGAAGGTAATCCAGTCCCATTCCTACATCGGGTATATCTTTCAACTCTTTTGGTTGTCCGTTTACATAATGAATCCCCTCGGGGTCACCTTTGTAGTTGGTTATTTTCATCCATCCAAAGTTATCCAACACCAGATGGCGACTGTCTCCAAATTGTTGTAAGGCCGAATATTGATTCCCATCAGAAAAATCAGTGTAAACGTAACCATCCCCAAAAACCAGTCCATTTCTGACACCATCCATATATGATTTTTCATCACAGTAGGTGTAGTTTTCAATTCCTTGTAGGGGAATATTTCGGCCAACAAGGTTTTTAGTTGTTGCTTTTTCATCTATACCAGATGGTCTTGTAACAACCCACTCATGTCCAGCCGTAGCAACAACCGAATAACCATTTGAAAACGTAATAAGATACGTTTCCTGTTCACCAAAAGATTTCCAATCAACCGAATTGAATATCCCATTAGATGTCAAAACGTTGATTGTTTGACCAACAACACTATCAGCACGAACGATGCCACTGTCTGTGAGGATTTCAGTATCCCCACTAAGGCAGTTCATCAGGGTGGTGCCTTTCCAGTCGGTACCAGCGTTCGAATAGATTCGGCCACCGGATGTACCCTTGAACCCGGAAAGCATGTCGTAGAATTTCTCTTCCCATTCTTCACGAAGGGCTTTGGTCTTTTCGCCAGCGGCCACACCACGTGCGACACGTCTCATGGTGTCGTCAACGGTTTGATCGTTTGCGTCTTTGTATGTGGTTCGCCAGACTTCAGCAGAGAAGTCGTCCTGAAAAACTGTATCAGTCATAGTTCTGTTGTCTCCAATTATTGTTTGTCGATTTCGTTCATAGCCCACGCAATGTCGGCCGGGTCAAAGGTTTTCTTCACCAGATGTGCGTACTTTCGTTGTTTCTCTTTGGATTGTGGTTCCCCATCCCATTGCGGTGATGTTGATACCCACATCTGAATGAATTTCCACGATTGTTCGATACCATCGTGGTTCAGTGTACAGTCGGAACAGTCTTTTCGAGTTCGACCGTACTTGTCTTCAAAGACTTTGTATGGACCCGGACATTCTTGGTTCATCAGTGGACAGTAACAGAACAGGCAGTTGAAATCTTCTCGTTTCACCCCTTTGTGACAAGGGAAGAACTCACAACTTTCGTTCTTGAATCCCTTGAAATTGACGTACTTTACCTGTTCCATTTCTTCCTTCATAAATTTGATCATCTCCGGGCTTGGTGGCGCATTCCATAGGTTTAGGCCCGGGAACGTTAGATCAGCCCACATGCTTATACTCCGAGAGTTTGAGTTTTGCTTTCAATCCACGAAAAGTGTGGCTGGTTATATAGTCGTAGATGTCCACAACTTTGGCCCCGGATAGTACCATGTCGTTGATGTCTTTGTCAACCACATCCTTACCCCACACGCACACACCAAACCCCCGATCAATCACCTTCTCCATGCGGCCAATGATTTCCCGGTTCCTTGGTTCGTTGTCGAAAACGAAGGTCGTGTGCTTAGGGTCAAGACCCCCACTACCAAGATCAGCACCCCCCATAGCGATAGTGTTAGGAAGAAAAAGAGAATCAAGGGGACCTTCAACCACAAGGATGTTTTGCGTTCCGGGTCTGATTCTGGACAGGCCGAATATCTTGGGTTCATGTTCTTCAATCTCCAAGGTGATGTACCGCTTGGACTTGTCAACAGGCACAATTGCCCGTCCTTGAATGTGTGTGACAACACCTTCACGGTTGATGAACGGTAGCATGATTCGTGGGGACCGGTCGAATCGGGTTTCCTTGTACGCTGCCATCTGGTGGGCCACGTCTTCGATCTGATCCACATAGAAGATGTCATCCCACGTGCGCACGGGTATCATGCGCTCGGACAGGTACGCACGTGCGGGGTGGTCATCTGGGAGTTCGGTTACCCGTTTCATACCGAATAGCTGTAGCTTTTTTCGCTTTTTCGGTTGTGGGATTTCTCGGGTTTTGTGTCGTGTTGTGCGTTTGCCGACACCACGTTCCTTGAACAATTCCATCTTGTACTCTTCGAACAAGCCCGGGTCTTGTCTCTTCAGGAAGTCATAGAAGGATTCGTTGGCACCACAATTGTGGCATTTGAAGCGAAGGTTGGCCTTCCCGGGATAGAAGTACCCACGGGTCTTTGTTTCGTCTTTTTGAGAGTCCCCACACACGGGGCAACGGAAGTTGTAGGTGTTGTCCCTCAACTTCTTGAAGAGTTCAAGCTGTGATCCGACCAAGCTGGCATACTTGGCATCAAGCCACATGGTCATAGTGTATAAATACTCATATGAAATACAGAATATACAAAATCACTTGCATTGTCAACGGGAAGGTTTATGTCGGGAAAACCGAACGTAGTCTTCAAATTCGTATGAATGAACATAAATCACACGCTTTTAGTAAGAGATATTCAAAGAAATCTAAGTTATATTCAGCCATCAGAAAATATGGAATTGAAAATTTCATCATAGAAGACATTTGTCACTGTTTCTCACAAGAAGACATGAATGAATGTGAGAAGGTTATCATAGACCAATTTGATTCCATAAACACAGGATATAACCTCAAAAAAGGTGGGGAAGGTGGAGACACATCAAAATACATCGATTACTCAACCAGACGAAGTTATGTTGGAAAAAATAACCCAAATTACGGCAACACCAAACTCCGTGGAAACAATAACCCCAATTCAAGATTGTGGGAAATCACAACACCAAATGGAAAAGTGATTCACACAAAAGATTTGTCCGGGTTCTGTAGAGAGAACAACATGATTCCAGAATCAGCACGAAATTCTCAATACAAGAACATTACATATAAAGGATACACGTTCAGACACATTTAGTCTTCGGCTTCGTACACTCGAAGGTGACTGATCCCCTGTTCATAGTAATCTTTGGTCAGGATAACACGTTGCTTCGCTTCCCTGATATACTCAGCGATCAGGGCATTGTTCTTGATGATCTTCTCCCAGTCTTTGGGAGTGAATGCAACGTACTTCTTTCCTTCAATTGTCAGGATCATAGCACGGGGGTGGTCAAGTGTCAATTCACCTTGGGGAACCAATTGGAGTTCCGGGGGAACGGCACAGACCTTGGGGGGATTGTGGTGACAGCCAGCCAGACCGATTGCGGCCAAGATGGTCAATGTTATCATCATTGTTCGCATTTGGCACCTACCTTACCGGATGCGGCTTCGATGCATTCGTATGACTGGTTGGTCATAGCTTCGATTTTCACAGACACAGCGGCCGTCTCTTCAGGTGTGTTGGCCG